TGGTTCAACGAGCCATGACACGACAGATCCTCGATCAGTCAAGTCCATGACCACCTCGCAATGGATCGAAGCCGAGCGTCAACGCCAGGTTAAAAAGTGGGAAGCGCAACGCAACCGCTAATTTTTTGAAAGGACTAACATGTCTAATAGTATTCTGACGATTGACATGATCACCCGCAAATCGCTGGAGATCTTGGAAAATAACTTGGTTTTGACACGTAACGTGAACCGCCAGTATGACGACTCTTTCGCTGTTGAAGGCGCTAAGATCGGTACGACTTTGCGTATCCGTTTGCCCGACCGCGCTTTGGTGACCGACGGCGCTGCCTTGCAAGTGCAAGACGACAACGAGCAGTACACAACACTGACCGTTTCTTCACAAAAGCACATCGGCGTCAACTTCACATCTGCTGAATTGACAATGCAGTTGGACGACTTCGCTGAGCGTGTTCTGAAACCTCGTATCAGCCAGTTGGCCTCTTCTATCGACGCTGACGTGGCTAACAGCTACCGTTACATCGGTAACTCTGTCGGTACACCTGGTGCTACTCCTTCTACTTCTTTGGTCTTGCTCCAAGCCCAGCAGAAGCTGAACGAGAACGCCGCTGTGATGAACCCCCGTTACGCCACCGTCAACCCCGCAGCCAATGCTGGTTTGGTCGAGGGCTTGAAAGGTCTGTTCAACCCACAAGACACCATCAGCAAGCAGTTCAAGAACGGCATGATGGGCACTGGTGTTCTCGGTTATGACGAGATCAACATGTCTCAGTCTATCAAGCAGTTCACAACTGGCTCACGTGGTGCTACTGGCGCTACTTTGTCTGCTTCCGTGTCTGCCCAAGGCGCAACAACCATCGCTATCACCGGTGGCGGCAACGCTGCTACAGTGAAAGCTGGTGACGTGTTCACCGTGGCTGACTGCTACTCTGTTAACCCACAAACACGTGAGTCAACAGGTTCCTTGTTCCAGTTCGTCGCAGTTGCTGACGTGACTTTGGGTTCAAGCGGCGAAGGCAGCATCACTGTTGCTCCTATCTACACTGCTACAAATGCCTTGGCAACTGTGGACAGCTTCCCTGCCTCTGGCAAAGCTGTGGTGTTCGTTGGCGCGGCTTCTAGCCAGTACGCGCAGAACTTGGTTTACCACAAAGATGCGATCACATTTGCGACCGCTGACTTGTTGTTGCCACAAGGCGTTGACATGGCTGCTCGTGCAGTTCACAACGGTATCAGCTTGCGCGTTGTTCGTCAGTACGATATCAACAACGACCGTATGCCTTGCCGTATCGACGTGTTGTATGGCTACAGCGCAATCCGTCCACAAATGGCCGTCCGCATGTGGGGCTAATTGATTGGGGCTTCGGCCCCTTTCTTCGTAACATCTTTGAAAGGAACTTATCATGGCTTTACCTAATGGCGCAGGCGGTTACCAGTTCGGTGACGGCAACCTGAACGAAATCAACATGGTCACGCAAGTGGCCCCTACTGCTAAAGCAGCCGCAGCCACTTTGACCGCTGCTGAATTGGCTACCGGCATCATCACTTTCAACGGCACCGCTGGCGCTTTGACAGTACCCTTGGGTGCTGACTTGGACGCTGCGTTCCCTAGCATGAAAGTTGACAGCTGCTTTGACTTCTGCATCATCAACACAGACGCTGCTGACGCAGCTACTGTGACTGCTAACACTGGTTGCACCTTGGTTGGTGTGGCCGCTGTTGCTGCGGTGACATCATGCACATGGCGCGTCCGTAAAACGGCTGCCGCTACGTACGTGTTCTACCGTATTGCTGGCTAAAATTAAAAGGGGGCTAATCACCCCCTTTCTACTATGAACATCACACTCGTACACCCCATCCACGGCGCTAAAGTTGCAACTATGGAACTTGAGGTCGAACAAGATGAAAAAAATGGCTGGACGCGCTACAATCCAGACACGCCTGTTCAGGTGGCTCCCGTTGTGGAGACTAAGCGCCGCCGTAAACCGGCAGAGGAAGCAACCCAAGGAGTCTGAACATGTCGACGTATACCGCTGGCGATCAAATTAACCGCGCTTTGCGCCTGTTAGGTATATTGGCCGAGGGTGAAACGCCTTCCGCATCCATGTCGCAAGACGCCTTGATGGCGATGAATCAGATGATCGAGTCGTGGAACACAGAACGCCTGTCCACATTTGTCACGCAAGATCAAGTTTTTACATGGCCTTCCGGCGAGATTAGCCGCACGCTTGGCCCATCGGGCGAGTTTGTCGGTTTGCGCCCTGTCCTAGTAGACGACGCCACATACTTCAAAGCGCCCAACGGCGTGTCGTATGGCATTAAGATGATCAATCAGCAGCAGTACAACGGTATTGCTGTGAAGACCGTCACGTCCACGTACCCGCAAGTCTTGTGGGTCAACATGGGATACCCTGACGTTACCCTGACAATCTACCCACGTCCCACACAGGACTTGGAGTGGCACATCGTGTCGGTGCAAGAGCTGACCCAACCAGCGACGCTGTCGACTCAGTTGCACTTCCCACCTGGTTACCTGCGTGCCTTCACGTACAACTTGGCCATGGAATTCGCCCCCGAGTTTGGCGTTGAGCCAAGCCCACAAGTGCAGCGCATCGCCATGACTTCTAAGCGCGACTTGAAGCGCATCAACAACCCTGATGACGTGATGGCACTGCCTTACGCATTGGTGGCCAACCGCCAGCGCTTCAACATCTACGCCGGTAACTACTAATGAAGACGCCGATCCTTGGCTCCAGCTACGTTGCCCGCAGCGTCAATGCTGCGGACAATCGCATGGTCAATTTGTTCCCCGAGGTCATTCCCGAGGGTGGCAAGGAACCCGGCTTCTTAAACCGCGCCCCAGGTCTGCAACTTCAACAGACCGTGGGCACTGGCCCAATCAGGGCGTTGTGGGCGCACCAGACCAACGGCGCAGACTTCTATGTCGTCTCAGGCACCGAAGTCTACAAAATGACCAGCTTGACGGCCATTCCGGTCAAGTTGGGCGACATTGCTGACGGCGGCCCCGTGTCAATCGCTGACAACGGCACGCAACTGTTCTTCGCCTGCAACGGCCCAAGCTACATCTATAACGAGTCCACAAACGAGTTTAAACAGATCACAGACCCTGATTTCCCAGGCGCTGAAACCGTGGGCTACCTTGACGGTTATTTCGTCTTTAACGAGCCAAATAGCCAGCGTGTGTGGGTCACTCAACTGCTCGATGGCTCGTCTATTGATCCGCTTGACTTTGCAAGCGCCGAAGGCTCACCTGACGGTCTGGTGGCGGTCAACGTCGACCACCGCGAGGCGTGGCTGTTCGGTACTGACTCGGTTGAGGTCTGGTACGACGTGGGCGGCACAGACTTTCCCTTGCAACGCATCCAAGGCGCGTTCAACGAGATCGGCTGTGTGGCCGCGTTCTCTATTGCCAAATTAGACAACAGCCTGTTCTGGCTGGGCACTGACGCCCGTGGTCAAGGCATTGTCTACAAGGCCAACGGCTACACCGGTCAACGCGTTTCTACGCACGCCATCGAGTACGCCATCGCCCAGTACGGCAATATCTCTGACGCTCTGGCGTACACATACCAACAAGAAGGCCACGGCTTTTACGTCTTGACATTCCCAAGCGCCAACGCGACTTGGGTGTACGACGCCGCCACTCAGGCTTGGCATGAGCGTGCAGGTCTGGTCAACGGCCAGTTCACACGCCACCGTTCCAACTGCCAGTGCAACTTTGGCGGCAACACCATTGTTGGCGACTTTGAAAACGGTAACATCTACACACTCGACTTGGATGTCTACGCTGACAATGGCCAGCCGCAAAAGTGGCTGCGTTCATGGCGCGCCCTGCCGACTGGTCAAAACAACCTGAACCGTAGCGCCCACCACAGCTTGCAACTGGATGCCGAGACTGGCGTGGGCCTGAACGGCTTGACGACTGACGAGTATTTTTACTTGGTCACAGAAGCCGAGGATAACTTGATCACTGAAGACGGCGATCTACTGCTGTCTGGCATTACGCAAACACCAATCGCGCCGCCTCAAGCTATGCTGCGCTGGTCAGACGACGGTGGTCATACGTGGTCTAGCGAACATTGGACGTCCATGGGCCGTATTGGCGAGTATGGTCACCGTACAATCTGGCGCCGCCTCGGTATGACACTCAAGCTGCGCGACCGTGTGTATGAGGTGTCTGGCACTGACCCAGTCAAGCTGGCCATCGTAGGCGCAGAACTCCACGCAAGCCCAACAAATGCCTAGTAACGTCACCCAGATCCCAGCGCCTCGCGTGCCGTTCATGGACGAGCGTACGGGCACGATCTCGCGTGAGTGGTTTCGCTTTTTGAACAATTTGTACACCATTCTTGGCGGCGGCAACGGCATCATTGAGCCAGCCAACGGCGGCACGGGTACAGATGCTGTTCCTACTGACGGACAATTGTTAATTGGCAACGGTGTAGGGTATACCCTTAACACTTTGACCGAGGGCACGGGCATCGGCGTGGCCAACGGCGCGGGTTCTGTATCCATCAAGATCGACGACACTGGCGTGGTCGCTGGCTCAT